CCTTCTGATTGCACACGGCTTAGAATCTCCTGTGGGGTCATTGGCTTGCGTAGCCAGCAACGGTTGCCGTCTTGAAAGTTTTGCGTGGCTAGTGGTGTAAAGAACTCGCACTCAGGGTCTAGTGTCATACATTCTGCTGCGCCTTCGTCCTCAATGAGAACTGGAATCTCCGCAACCCCGTCCTTGCGTAGCTGTCGTAGTGCCTTCTTCAGTCGCTTGTTGTTGACCTCCCATCCCTCGACAGAATTGAACATCTCTAGGACTTCCTCTACACGATCCTCGTCAGCCAGCATCTCAGCTAGTGCCAACTCTAGTCCAGCACCTTGATCTTGTTGCAGCTCATTCACGTCAGGGAACGTCTTCTGCATTGCCTCTAGGTCGAACTTCTTCAAATGCGGAACCAATCGCGCAGGACGATACCCGTAGTAAGTGACCATCAATGCCTTCTCCTTGCAGAAGCTATCTGATAGTTCTGCTTCGCGCCAGAAGTTATCAACGCCAGCGTCTCGTAGAAACTTCAAAAAAACCGACACTTGCGTTGAACGCTCAATATCGGTGGACTTGCGGGGATATGCCCTAATCTGAGCACGTCGCAGAGCACTCATGTTGATTGCTGTGGACGTGTTCATCAGTCCGTGTGACAACCACACCTGAGCGTCCGAGGAGCCATTGAACGGGAACGCATTGTCGCCCGTCTTTGTTAGATTCGGGTCTTGATCGTCCCATTGGCAGGTTCGGATGCTACGTGAGTCCTGACATCGCTTCTGATAGTCCGATAAATCTTCTACGGTTTGATCAAAGGTTTCCTTGTGCTGCTGGTAGTCAAACTCCTCATCAAAGTAAACTTCAGCCTCGTCGTTGTCGTATTTAGTAGGCATAATAATTATTATCTCATCATAGCACGCGGGGTATTTATTGAAAGCATAGCCTTTCGGCGCTCGTAGAGAATCACATCAACCCACTTGCGTCCTACGCCTAATGCGGCAGAGACTTGCTCGCTGCTTCGGTATTTCAAGGGAAGGCCAGATAGCTCCGCATCAATGCTATCGACCAGCAACCAGTAGTCTATGGATGCTGCCTTAGCCCTTTCGGACTGGGTATCGGTAGAAGTGTTGTCCATCTTTAAGCCCCCTTTCTACTTTGAGGCGCTTGCCTTTAGTGTTGAGCACATTCTTCTGTCGAAACGGAATGATTACCTTCACCTTGCGACGAGTCTCCATGTCCATTGCAAAGAGAAAGTGCTTATTACCCGTTTGATGGTGCAAAACCTTGACCTGCACAACCTCTGGGGTTGCCGTCTCGATAATGTCCATTTCCTTCCGTAAGGACGCCATGATCTTCAGAACCCCAGAGGGCTTGATGAACTTACCGTCCATGTCTGAATCGTCGCACACAGCCTTGCGGATCTTACCGACCTGCATAGCAGTGAACTCTTGTTCAGGTGATGTTAGCTGTTGAGCCAACGATTTGCATGATTCTAGGTCTTCTTTCATAATTAGTCTTCTTGGTGGATTGTGATTAGGCGGGAGCAGTCACATTTGTAATCTATCATTGACACCATTGCGTCGAACCTTAAGTCAATATTGGATTCCACATCTCCCGCCTCTATCTCGGCATGAAATCCGCATTCGCATATTATTTCTCTACCAACCCACCATTGCTTAGAATTTGCTTCGTTTCGTATTTTCATAATTTAGTCCTTCCGTGAAGTGTAGTCGCAGGTCGCAACAATGCAGTCGGACATTCCCCAAGCACATTTGTCGCTACCTGCGTAGAATACCCTGCCTGATGGTTCAGTTGCGGTGATGACAGATGATAGAATCGGAAACCCCATGTTTTCAGAAAACTCCTTAGCGTTGAGCAGGAGCATTGCCCTGTCTATGGATGCCAATGCAGATCCAAGTTCATTTGCATTCGTATGCCCCTCCACTTTTGCTACGCAACTTACATTGACTCTGATAATGCCTTGAGTAATCTTATGCGTCTTAACTGATATGTATGTTCTGATCTCCATAATTAGTATGCCCCTCCTTGGGCTTTCTGTGATAGTGATGCCTTGGTATAATGCTCTGGCCCTGATCCGTCATTCGCTGTTCGCAAATAGCGAAGGCAGTCAATGAAGTCCTTCAGTGCCTCGTCCTTCTTGCCCAATGCCCCGTAGTTAAGGATGGCAAAGATCAGGTTGCCACAACTCTCATGTATAAAGACTCTAGGACTATTAGCCCCATCAACAGAGAGGTTCGGGTTGTAGTAGAACCAGTCATCTAGCCCTGTAAGTCCCTGCTCCTCCTTTGCTCCTAGCGACGGGACGAAATGAAAGTCATGCTCTGAGAACAAGGTGAAGAGGTCAGCATTGTCTGCATTCTCAGCAGCGAAGAACCTGGAGTCTCCAATACGCTCAAATGCCGTTGTCCCAATGTCACTCTCAATGTCGCTAAACAGCTCACAGTAGCCTTTAACGTCATAACCTAGCTTCTTAGATGCTGGGCCGAACTTCCAATTAGGGTCGCCACGCACTGCCCAAGGGCCATAGGTATCAAGGTCAGGCCATTCACGGCGAATGTAGATTTTGGTGTCCGACATTGTGCCTGTGACACCTGCCCAAATGCTTGTGTAGTTACGAGCACCTGCGGGGTCAACCACCTGATAGAGAGTGTATTTGCTCTTATCTGAAATGTCTGGAAAGTCCTCATGCTTAAGCACATGCACATTTACATTGAACTTCGGAAACATAGCATCCATCGACTTGACGGGGATGCCGTAGGCGCGAGTCTTGATCTCATCCTTTGGACTGTTCTTCAGTTCCTTTGCAATACGGTTGTAGCCGCCGAAGGGGTTGAACTCAGAGTGAAAGTAGACGATGCCAGAGTCCTTGTCAGGGCTGTATTGCGTCACTGGAACCATCTCACCATCTAGTAGCGGTGCTTCGCGCTCTGATGTAGTCTCAGCGCCCTTCAGGAACCCTGCAACGAAAGGCGTATGACCGTCAATAGGGGTGAAAGTCAGCAACATCTTAGCGTCTCGCGTCACAAGACGGAAGCGCATAGTGCTCACAAGATCACCATCCTCAAGATACTCGTCCAGCCACAGGCCAATGTTGTGCCATGTCGCCTCTTTCGAGCCTAACTCAAGACCCTCAAACTTGCTTCGATTAGCAATGAACTGGCTGTAGGTGTGAAAGAAGACCTGAGAGCCATTAGGGAGAATGAAGGACTGACCAGTGAATCCGTTCTTGGTTGAGTAGTTCAGATATTCCGTTACGCTCTTGGTCTTAACCTTGAACTCTGGCGGTAAGTATCGGTAAATTGCTTCCTGCTGCGTGCGAACAGAAGCATCGGCATCCTGCGCAAAGCAGACGATGATGGAGTTTGGATTCTCTAATGCCGCCTTGACCACTGACCTAGCTCCATACTCCGTCTTCCCTGAGTTGTGGTGGACAGTATCGCCAATGAAGTAGTTATGGTATGTCGGAACGGTGAAATCCCAAACTGCGTCCTCTCGGAGGAAACGGGACTTGACAACCATGTTATAATGAAGTCTATTACAACCTAATGCCGAAATACAATAAAATCGAATACCCTGTGTCCCAGATAAAAAGCTGGATTGAAGACGATGGGAAAACTCAACAATGGATTGCTGATGAGCTTCAAAATACTCTTGATCCCCGTGTGACTGCAAAACTGATTTACAAGGTTTGTAAGAAGCACAATATTCAATGTCAGCGAACTGGGCCGCGCTCTGGCGCAGGTCATCCATGCTGGAAAGGAGGTCGAACGATAAATAAAGACGGATACGTGGAAATCTATAGTCCCGATCATCCCTCTCGCCGTAAGCACACGCCATATGTCTTAGAGCATCGTCTGGTGATGGAAGCCCATATAGGTCGTTGTCTGCGAAAAGAAGAGGTTGTTCACCATCGGGACAACAATAAACAGAACAACGACATTTCAAATCTAGAATTGTTTGCCACAAACGGAGAACATCTTCGTCAGACGTTGAAGGGCCAATGTCCCAAATGGACAGAAGATGGTATCCGTCGGATAAGGGAATCTGGTCAAGCTCGGAGACGCCTTCGGGAACGTCTAGAAACCTTGCAGAACCTTGCGGACGGTATGAACCAAATTGTAGGGAAAGGTGGGTGCTGGACACAGAAAGAAGTTGCTGATTTCCTAACTGATATTCAAACAACGATAAAGACGGCTTCCGAAATGGGGCCAGAGCTTTTGCTGGAACTCTGCGGGAAGTAACCTCATCCCATGCTTCAACATGAAAGTCTCCCTCAATCTCATCGACACGGAGGCTTTTTTGTTGGATGGGGTCGAAGATCTCCTGCTCGCCAGCAAGACAGCGATTTCCACCAAAACACATGCAGGTATCGTATAGGTCGAACATTGCATCAGCATAAATCCAGCCTTGAAGCTCAATGCCGAAATTCAGAGGATCTGACGTA